CCCATCAGGCCAAGACCAAGCCTTCTGTTCTTGTCTCTGGTCTTTGCGATTGCCTCATATGGCACTTCGCCTCTGATAGTTCCGCACATAAGAAATTTGGTAGCTAGGAAGACGACATCAGCAAACTCTGTGACATCATCAACTCGGCTCATGTTCACGCTTCCTAAGTTGCAACAATCGTCCGGATCGGAACTTGTCACTTCTGTGCAAGCGTTCCGCAGCGTCTCGCTGTCTTTCATATAATTAAAGCTAAACCCGGGTTCTGATGTCTTCAGAGCCTGTTTTGTATTCTTCATAAATACATCACCAACCTCACCAGTCTTCCAATAATTGTCCTGCCACTCTGTGTCGTAATTCACAGAAATGTTAGTCATGTCCATTGGGGCTTGGTAGTTGAAGTCTGCTTCTTTCAGTTTGGCGATGGTCGTATCACCAACAGGCATTTCATCCCAATTCTTCATCTCTAAGAAGTCGTGGATGTCACCATGCTTCCAGTTCAATGAAGCATACATAGCTGAACGCCTAGAGCCGCCCTGCATTACATTTCGGCCAATGTTGTTGACCAGATGCATCATAGGTAGCGGACCTGATGCTAGACCGCCTGTTCTCTGTAGCTTTGCACCTGATGGGCGGTAGACTGAATAATCAATCCCAATCCCGCCCCCTGACATCAATGCACTAGTGGCCTTCTGGGCTAACTTTGCCCAGTCTTCTCTGTCGTCTTGTTCTGCTTTCAACAAGAAGCAATTATTGTAATATTTGAGCGGTCTACCAGCATACCAGAGGTAACGCCCGCCCGGTATGAACTTCATTTCACTGACATACTGGACAAGCTGTTCAACTTCTGATTTTGGCATCAAGCCATCACACACTTCGTGTACTAGCGTTGATGCAAGTTGTGGCCATGTCTCACAACCCTCATGTCGATATTTCAGGTTGAATATGTCTTCTGCAAATTTGTTTCTGAATGTCATGTCATTCCTTCTAATTCGTTGCCCCATGAAGCCCAGCCTTGCGCTGTCTGCCGTGCAAACAGTTCGATGCGTGGTACATCACCACACAATTCAACAATGCGGCTTCGCACTTCATCAGGCTTTTGGGAATGTTTCATAATCTTTGCGTCCACCACTTGATGGACTGCGCTGGACTGGCGTTTGGGCTTGCCTTTGGTTGCCAAAAGGCAAATCTCAGCATTGGCTCGTGTCCAATAGCCCATGCCCCAAAACCAGCTATCTTTTATTCTGTTCTTCTTTACCCAAGTGAAGGCCACAGTCTTGTAGGTGAAACCCCACGCATCTATGACCTCAAATGCTTCACGCAGGTTTGGGTAAGTTGCCCACATGAATAAGACACAATTATCATCAGCTATGTCAGCTACAGGCAGTGCCTTTATGTCTTGCAAGTCCATCACATCGTAATGGCTTGATGCTGTTCTCCCCTCACCTTTCTTGCTCCAAACCTTATAAGTCCAAGGCGGGTCAGCGTAGATGACTTGATGTTTGCCTTTCGGAAAACAGAATCCAGGGGCTAGGTTATCCGGCATCATGCACCCCCTTAATCGCTAGCCCAATTTGCATAGCGATACTGGGGACTATGGCATTACCAAGACCAATCAGCCTGTTTGTTCTGTCTACAGCTTCTGGCGTTACTCTTGGGATGTCAGGTTCGTCCACCCAATCGGGTAGCCCATTAACCATTCTGTCCAATCTGGATTTAGCCGCCCCTTGCTCTCCCCCGCTGGCCATTTCTTCACTTGGTCTGCTAGGTTCGCCCCGAACTTCAAGTCCGGGTTGGTCTTGCTTATCCTGTAACCGTTCTCGTCCAGTTGTCGTGGACCTCCTGTTACATCTGTCGTCCGGGGAGTTGCCCATAGCTTTGGGCTTTGTGCCGCCTTCCACTTCTGCATCGTCACAGGGTCTACTTGTTCCCTCAGATTGCTGGGTTTGCTTCTGCCTTTCCTTGCCGTCTGGGCATGGTGCAGCAGAGCCTCGTCTGACCTTTGTGGTAAGTGATCCATTGTGTTCGGAGTAGCCCACAATCCACACTCGTTCTCGTCTGTGTGGGGCGTTGACCCCGAAAGCTGGCACAATAAACGCCCTTGAGGCGATATTTTGGCTTTCCAAATCAAATTGAACTTTGTCGAGTTCCAATTTAATGATGCCATAAACATTTTCGAGAACGACCCAAGTGGGTCTTTTGAGTGCAATAATTTCGTTAATGTACGACCAGATGAAGCGGTCATCTTCTGCGCCTTTTTGCTTCCCGGCAACGCTGAAGGGTTGGCAGGGGAATCCGCAGGTGATGATGTCGCAGTCTGGGATTTTGTCTGGGTCATTAACCAGTTCCTTTACATCATTAGCGATTGGCACATCAGGCCAGTGCTTTGCTACTACCTTCCTGCACCATTCGTCTGTGTCACAAAATAAAACAGGCTGGGAAACCCCAGCCCATTCTAAACCTAAAGAGAACCCGCCAATGCCACTGCATAGGTCAAGGTGTCTCAACATTTTCAATCTCTTCAATCAGCCATTCTATGTATTTCTTTGCCTTCTTCGCATCTGTAGAACCTTCGTGCTTGTCCAGTAATCTCCACAGATACTTGATAGAATTTCCACGACAAAAGGCGATAAAACCATCTTTGCCCAAAGCCGCTCTGATTGCCTCTATACATTCAATCCCATCGTCCTGTGTGTAATGAGATGGGTTTTCGACAGGGTCACAAGGCTTGAACTCGCTATAACCGACATCAGCTAGGATTTCCCGCTGGTCGCCATACCAATCTATTTTGGTGTCCATAATATAACTCCCTTATCAGCATCCCAATCTTCCCAGCGCAGTATTCTCGCCAGTCTTGCTTGTTGGATTGCTTCATCTCTGGTGTGGCCAGCTTTGATGTATGCCCGCTCTACGAGCGACCAATGCGGCCTACTGCCTAAAATCTTTTCTGCTGTTTTGATGCCCACGCCCTTCAAGCCCGAATAGCCATCGGTTGGGTCGCCTGTGAGGCATTGTGTCAGGAAGAATTTATCTGCATCAGCTTCATTAATATCCAAACGCTCATCATTTGTTGGTCTGTATAGTTTTGAAGGTGTGCCCATCATGTCTTTATCGTCAGAAACAATAATGCATTTGCCCTTATTTTCAGGCTTAGTTGCGAGGATAGACATCACATCATCTGCCTCAAGCTTGGGCTTGGAAATACAATCAAACGTCTCTCGCACCCAATCGCACAAGGCTACATAACCTACTGGCTTTCGTGTGCCTTTCCTGTTGTTTTTATAAGATGGGTCAACTTCCTTCCTGAAGTTATTACTGTGGTCAGTCAGACAGCATAAAACCTTATCGCTTTGCAGGTTCTCTTTGATGCGGTCTACCTGATGCATGAATGAGGCTTTGGCATCCTTTAAGTCNNCAGATGTCCCCACCCCAATCAATTTCAGTTTCAGCCGAAGAAGCGGCACGATAAAGAAGGATGTCAGTGTCTAATAGTAAAAGCATCATCAAACCCCCTCATCCACATCAGCCCATCTTCTGTAATGTGCCAACGATTACCGAAAACCTCCTCTTCAAGCCTTGTCGTTATCAATCCTTCACAGGCGCATATAGCAATCTGGTCTGCCGCATATCGGGCAAAATTGCCTTTCGTTGTGAATGGATTGCGCCATGCTTTATCTAGCGTCATGTATATTGCAACTAATGGGGCTAACTCTTCATCAGTGAGTTCCTGCCCAAGTTGACCCGACTCTTGCTTCTGCATCGATTGGGATTTTGATTTTGAAATATTTGCCAGCTTCTGCCGCCATTCTTCCAGATACTCGACAGACATCGTCTTCTGCTCCCTTCTTTACTTGGATTTGAAGTTCATCGTGCGACCAGCACAAAATCTGAGCGTCTATGCCCAGCCTTTTGATTTCACTGTCGATGAGTTGCATCCATTTTTTGCAAATCAACGCCCCGGCAGATTGAAGCAATGTGTTCAATGCCGCATGGTCGCTTCTGATTGGTAAATGTCTGCCATCTAAGCCAACCAAATAACCTTTATTGTTTACTGCCGCTTTTACTGCGGCCACTAGCCCAGCATAGGCTGGCTGTGCCTTTAAGAAGCGTTGGCGCAACGCTCGACCTTCTGCAGCCGAACCACCAATCGCCTCGCCAAGGCGGGTATCCCCGCCACCATAAATTAGACAATAGATTGCTGTCTTGGCGGCTGATCTGTCATTCAGCCCCATGCTTTTCATGTTTGCTGTATGGATGTCGCCTTCTAGGATTTCCTTTGCATAAGCCCCGCCATCTTGCATGAAGTGAGCAAGACAACGCAGTTCCAGACCAGACAGGTCAGAACCGACAAGACTATATCCTTCTGGAACGCCAAACAGTTCCCTGCACTCTTGCCCAAAAGCCGCCCTTACGCTTGGTACTTGCGACATATTTGGGTTCATGTGAGTAGCCCGCCCGCTGACAGCACCGTTGCTATTAATTGAGTGGCGTAACTTTCCATCATTACCAACAAGCTTCAGCCAAGCGTTTCTGCCTTCAGCCAACTGCCCCAGTCTCTTCTGTATCATGAAGGACCTGGCGAGTTTCTGGGCTTCAGGAAACGGCAGTCCAACCAGCGTACTCTCGCTGACAACTGCATCCCCGCTTGCTGTGTATTCTCTTGGTTGCCAGTTGTATTTCTGGCGCAGACAATGCTCGATGTGCTTTCTGCTATTTGGGTTAAACTCAATCGTGTGGGTCTTGATAAAAGGCTCACCCTTTACATAACCCAGCTTCGAATTATTAACTTTGGGCACGAACTCTTCTTCAATAGTCCATGCAGGAAATAGCTGTTTCAGTTCTTCAGCTAGTTCAGCTTTTTCTTTGGCTAGCATTGCATAAAGCTGACCAGCCTTTTCTATATCAAATTGCCATCCAGCATTGCCCACACGATTACAAATTTCAGCAATCTGGTGTTCAAATTCAATGCTGTGCTGTGACCATCTCTCTGGTGCTAACGCATACCAAAGACGATGATTGACCAATGTATCTTGCACCATGTAAGTGTGCATTTCTTCCGACCACTCTGACCAATCAGTCGTCTTACCAAAATCGCCCTTGTTCACCCCAAGACGATAGCCCCACGCCTCTAGGCCGTGTGAGCCATAGAGACGCTTGGGC